ATTATTTTGTATGTATTCAACAGTTACGATAGCTTCTCCAGCTGTACCATCACCATCTGTACCTACAAATCTTGCAACAACATTACTATCACTTGTTCCAACATCGCTAAAAGAAGCAACAATTGCAGCATTCACTGCAGTAGTTCTTCCAGTAGCTTTTGCATTAGATGAAGCAATATAAGCTGTAGCATTTGAATCAGTTCCTACAGAAACTGTAGAAGCTGTAGAATCATTAGTTACAGTAATTACATCTAAATACACATTCACAATTTGTGAATTAGCAGGAATTACTCCTACTCTTGTATTTGCAGTAGCACCTGACAATGTAACTGATTTAGATTGAATCATTTGTACAAAACCTGTATTTTGTACATTTTCTCCAACTGTTGTACCAGTAGTGTCTTTAATCGTTCCCGCTTTAATCGGTCCCGAAAATGTAGTTGTACCCATATGTCTATACCTCCAGTATAGTCTGCTTGCGCAGTCGTTTGAGTTAAATACTAGGCGTATTGCTACGCCTAGTATAGATTAGTTATTAAGCAGCTCCTTCTGAACCGTAGATAGCTCTCCAGTCAGTGAAACCGAAAGAGTATCTTTCTCTAACTTTGTATCTTAAATTACCAGTTTCAAAATCGCCTTCAACAGCTTTTTTGATTGGTGATCTTACAAAGTGTTTCATTCCATCTGGGCAATCAGTCATAATGAAATATGCATCAGGATCAGTTAATCGCTGGTTAACAGCAACTCCGCCTGGAATCATACCCATATTCTTCATTGCATTGATGTCATTATCAGCAGTCGCAGGTCTTAAATTAGATTTAAGAATACGCTCAGCAACGAACACCAATTGAGGTGGAACGATTAGTTTTTGTCCAGTCAATGCTATTGGAATACTTCTATCATCAACCGCAGTTGAGATTTGAATCAATAAACTTTCAAGAGAAGTTTCTGATAAATCTGCAGCTGTCGATAATTTGTTAGAAGCTGTTCCTCCACCGCCTAGTGGGTGATCTGTAGCAAGTAAAGTCTTGCCATCGCCACCTACTGAAGAAGTAGTTGCATTGTTAAGGATGTTTGCACCTTTGATTTCTTTAGTATGTTGCATTGATCTTGCTAGTGCACGAGCATACTTAGCACCTAAAGATCCGTACAGACCATCTTCTTCAGCTTCCTCAGTTATTGAGAACGCCAAAGCAATAGTTTCATGTACATATCTCGCAGTGTAACCCTCTTTTCCACTATCGTAAGATATTGCAGCACCTTCAGCTTTAGTTGGTGCAGCTCCGAAGCCGATCATTTGTACATCTTCTTCAAAAGCTTTCATTGATTGCTCAATAGAGTAAATATCTCTCCATTGTTCTGGGTATCTATCATACTCCATAGCAAACACGGTATTTAAACCAAGATTAAGCTGCTTGGTAAACAGCGCCCTATTTAGTGCCATATGTTAATCTCCTTTGATTAAATACCGCTAGAACGTGTGCCGTATAAGTGATTATTAATAACCACTTCTAATTTAGCATCCGCTCCAACTTCATTATCTGGCGCATCTACAAGTCGTAATATTCTCAAAGTTTGAGCAGTTGTGCCCAAAGATGATAAATTAGCTTCTTGTTGTGATCCACCAAAAGTTGTTTCACCAGTAGTAAATAATACATTGCAAGTTTCGCCTACGTTAGCGTTTGCAAATGTACCAGAACCCTGGACTTCATATGTTATGTTTGGATCATCATACACATAAGCAGTCGCAGCTGTATTAGCTTTGATTGCAGTTGAAGCTGTCCAAACTTTGGAGAATTTTACATCTCCACTTGATCTGTCGATGTATTGAACACCATAGAACACACCTAGTGCGTTCGATGTATTTGTTCCAATACCTACAGTTCCATCATTTAGTAATGTTACCAAATCACCAGAAAATAGTGAAGTTGAATAAGCATTAGCTATTGGATAGGCCTGAGGTCTTACAACACCGCCAGTTAAATGCCTAAGGGGTACAAACCCATTAGGAGCATCTGTATTAGCCATTTTATAACTCCTTGTTATAAATTATTACTCTTTAAAACCGCCTCTCGTAACTTCGGTCTTGTAAGAACGGCTTATAGGATTTCCAGGTTGTTCTACTTTGTGAATGTCCATCTCGACTGATCTCATTAAGTTTTCAGTCATTCTTGCGTAATATTCATTACGTTCATTTACCAGATGTTCTGGCATTTCACAGAGTACCATTCCTTCCATACCTATATAACCAGCAAATTTGCCATGTTCAATCGTAGCATACTTGTTAGCATCAGGAACTGTTTTAATGTCCCTAGGTTGCCAACCTTCTCGCATACGTTTAGCGACATTTGTCGGTGTTTCCTGTCCTAAAACCATCGTTGCAATCCATCTCTGTTTGAAACCAGGTCTTGGTTCAGGTGCCTCCAATAAGTTAGTTGGGCGCCACTTTGAAGCTACAGTCGATTTCTCAACTCTAGTTTCATTTTTTATTTTGTTATTCTTCATGTCAGGCTCCTATAGTTGTCCTGTATCACTAAAGTTTTTTACTTCTTTAGCAAAACGTTTTAGTGCCGCTTCATCATTAATATCGATACCGAATTTTCTCGCAGTATCTAAATC